GGGGTATCACGTACGTGGCGCCCCCCGCTACTCCCACGGCGGTCGTCGAGGAGAAGCCCAGCTTGTGGGCGAGGTTCAAGTTCTGGGCGTTCGGTGTGAAATGAAGCTCTACGCAATTATCGGAGGAGATGGATTTGTCTTCGACATTACGACCAATCTACCCGATACACGCAAGAGAGTCCGCTCGGCAGTTGGTGCACTGGAAGGTTGCACTGTTGCTCAGTTCTCCGTCCCACAGGACCTTGCAAACGTCCGGGCTCTCTTCTTCCACACTTTCGGTAAGCGAGTACCCGTTGTCGCCAACGTGGTCAACGCGTGGTTCGTAACCAAACGGGGCGCGATGCGCCCCATGCCAATCAGTGACTATGAGGGATTCTATGATCGATTACAGCGAAGGGTACTTGGCGCTCAAAAAGCACCTCGACGACATGTGGAAAGCTACTTTGACCCAAGACTGGCAGACGGCGATGACGTGCTGCCTATCGATTCAGTCTTTGGCGACCTTGACGTCAATGAAGATGTACGAGGAGATGCTGAGGCAGCGGTCGAGGGAGGCGAAGTAGATGACGACGTACGCGAAGGCGCTGGGCTACCTGAAGGGCCGGAAGACCCCAGCATCAGCAGAGCAGATAGCTACCCACTTCCTGCTCGACCCGAAAACCATACGGAGGGCGCTCAATGAACTCAAAGAAGACGGTCTCGCGGACTTCGAGATCAAGCAAGGCGCAAACGGGCGCAACACCCGCTTCTGGACCTACCGCCGTGCAGTGGCCGTTCCCACCGTGGCCTTTGAAGCCGGATCGCCCGAGCGAGCAAGCACTTCTCGGCAGTGGTCGGTCTACGATGACCGAGCTTACGACTGAACTTGGACCCGCACCCTTTTGAAGGAGCCAACATGAAACCCATCCAACCAAACCAGACTAATACGCCCGCTGATCTCCACGAGACGCCGGTCTTCGACCTTCGCGGCATCACTTACCTGCCGCACTATCGGAACAAGGACATCTACGTAGGCCCGGGGTACCCCGTGCACAACATGACGCGCTACTCGGCCTCCGAGCTGATGTTGAAGGGCGCTACGCCTCGCGTAGCCATGCTGTGGTCACGTGGCACTGGAGGTCGCGTAAGCGATAGCAACCCATGAAGAACAGACCGCAAACCCTTGAGGACCTCATTAAAGACCGACTGGAGATATACAACATCATGGCAGCAGACCAGAAAGCAGATGACCGGCAGGTGGGCGGCACTCATTACAAGGACATGCCTGTGCAGCCGTGGACGGTGATGGAGGCGTTGCTGACGCATGAGGAATTTCGTGGATTTTTACGCGGAAACGTAATAAAGTACGCCATGCGGCAGGGTAAAAAGTCGGATAGTGACGACGCCGGAAAGCTAGAACATTACATCCAAAAATTGAGAGAGTTTGATGAAAAAGTGCAGCAAGTGCGGCAATACAAAACAAGAGAATGAGTTCCCAACTAATGGTGGCCGCCTACGCTCTCAGTGCAAAGCCTGCGTTGCCGAGAGAAGCCGCCTTTGGCGGCTTCAACACCCCGGATATGCTACGGCGTATATGCGTGAATACGTTAAAAACAACTACCCAGAGATGAAAGCGCGTATGGACGCTAAACGCCGTGAGATTGCAGCTTGGAAAAAACAGCGCGGGTGCACAGTGTGCGGGGAGACGGAGCCATGGGTATTGGACATGCACCACTTAGACCCGACAGAGAAAGAATCTAACTCCGCCCAAAGCGCAACACTGAAAACATTCCTACGCGAAGCCAGTAAGTGCATTCTGCTGTGCTCGAATTGCCATCGAAAGGTGCATGCGGGTGTCTTGACGCTCGACCAAGCCACAATAAATAGATTTCATCAGAGTCTTAAATGAAAGGACGAACATGGCACGTACCCCCGAGGGCGCAGTAAAGGCCAAAGTCAAGAAGGAGCTGGATGAGCTGGGGGCGTACCACTTCGCGCCTCCGGCCAATGGCTACGGTCGCATGGGTGTCCCCGATATCGTGGGCTGCTATCGGGGGTACTTCTTCGCGATTGAGTGTAAGGCAGGGAGAGGTAAACCGACTGAGCTTCAGTTGTTGGAGCTGGAGCGCATCCGCGAGGCAGGGGGGATCGCCATCGTGGTGAATGAGGCAAATCTTGAAGAAGTGCGTAGCGTACTGAAGTTGAAGGCATGACACTCTTAAAACCTAAGTGAGGAACACAATGGTCAGGATCTACATGGATGAAAGCGGTACGGGGGAATTTGTGATTCAAACGACGTGTTTGGATCCAGATTCGTTTATGGCTGAACTGGCGGAAGCGATGGATACCGCAGTGGTCAAGAACAATGACAACGGGTTGACGGCGCTTGGGATCCTCAAGAACGCCATGCCGATTGCATACAAGCTCAGCGGGTACAAGGCAGAGAACGTGCAGGAGCAACGAACGTTGGTATGCGGAAAGATGTCACCGCATTCTTGCGAGGTGGTTGCAAGTGCGGGCCGGTGAATTGTGGTGGGAGGGTAAGACGGAGGCGCTGGAGTACAAGTTAGACAAGATGGCTCCAGCTTGTTTAATTGGCCCGATCAAATCTGTTTTCAGCCGCCCTGCTGTGCATGCACAAGGCGGTCGTGAAGGTGGTGGTTATCGAGTTAGTCATATCAGGCTGATCGAAGACACGATTGTTTACTTCAACTATTGGAAGGTCTGTATGGAAACCAGCATTGCAGCAGTTGAATCAGCGGAGCGGGCGCACGAGGCAATCGATAAACTTAAACAAACGGTTGATGAGTTTCGGGCGTCGGTAAAGAACGACATATCGAGTATGAAAGCCGCAAGTGAGCGAGTGCAGAACGAAGTAAATCAAATGAAGGAAAAATATAAACAAGCACAAGCAATACTCACCACTCCTGAGTTCCTGCAAGCAATAGCCAATGCAGAGCGGATGGCTATGGCGTTAGAGGCAATTCAGAAGTTGACAGACACAAAGGTTAGCGTTGCGGTGTTTTCTGGGGGGAAGACGGCGGGTGAGAAATGACCGAAGCATTCTTCATCGGCTACGCAGTCGGCATTCTCACTGGCTACGTCGCATTCGCACCTGAGACGCGGTTCAAGAAGAACTTCGTTGACGGGCTGACACTGCGGTTCTTATGGGGGCGGAGATGAGGCATCACCGTCTGTACTACGTCATGCTTTACAAGTTCCGAGAACTTCCGCATGGCAACAGCAACTTTATCGTCACACCTTATCTCGGTCGAGCGCGGTACTACGCGAAGCGGCTGAAGCGAAAGGATCGGCAGATAGATGTACGAGAGCGGGGTAAACGTGGGTATGTATTGAAAGGGAGTTGGCTATGAGCATCGAAGCAATGAAGCAGGCGCTGGAGGCGTTGGAAGAGATGGATTCAGAAGACGCTGAATTGAATCAGGAATGGCTTGGCAAGAAAGCCATAGCAGCCCTCCGCGCTGCCATCGAGCAGTACGACCAAACCTCGCTCGAACTGTGCAATGAATGCGGCTGGAGAGCACTGATCCCCGGTGAAGGGTGCCTGACCTGTGCTCGGCAGAAGGCGAAGCCGGTATGGATTCAGCGCAACCACCTAGAGGCCGCACAGCGAGAGCCGTCGATGTGCCGCGTCGAACCGACCAAGCGCCTGCCTGATTTCGTGCCGCTGTACGCCGCACCGCGCCAATGGGTAGGGCTGACTGATGAAGAAGTAGATGAGTTTTATTGGATTAGCGCCTTAACTGTTGAAGCTATCGAAGCAAAACTAAAGGAAAAGAACACATGAACCGAGTCGTGCTGGACTTCGAGACGTACTACGATCGCGACTACTCGCTCACCAAGCTGACGACAGAGGAGTACATTCGCGACGAGCGGTTCGAGGCAATCGGTGTTGCCATCAAGATCAACGACGAGCCCGCGCAGTGGTACCCCCAGATGCACATTGAGAAGGGACTGCGCACCGTCGATTGGGAGAACTCGCTTGTGATCGGACAGAACATGATGTTCGACGCAGCCATCCTCGCTTGGCGGTTCAATCGCAAGGCCCGGGCATGGGGCGACACGCTAGGCATGTCTCGAGCACTGTTCCCCCACGACAAGGCTCACGGCCTTGCTGCACAGGCCAAGCGCCACAGCATCGGTATGAAGGGCGATGAGGTCATCAACGCGCTGGGCAAACGCCATAAGGATTTCACAGAGGAGCAACTCGCTCGCTACGGCGAGTACTGCATCAACGACGTTGAGCTAACCACTAAGCTTTTCGATCTCTACGCCACGGACTATAAGTTCCCAGTCGGCGAGATGAAGCTGATCGATGCAACGCTTCGCATGTTCGTCGAGCCCAAGCTCGTGCTGGATGCACCGCTCCTGCGGGAGTACGTCGTCGAGGTCCGCGAAACCCAAGAAGCCCTGCTCGCTGCGGTGAACGTCGATCGTGCTCAGTTCATGTCGAACAAACAGTTTGCAGAACTCCTGCGTGAGTACGGCGTTGAGCCGCCCACCAAGATCAGCCTCACCACAGGCAAGGAGACCTACGCCTTCGCCAAGACCGACGAGGACTTCAAGCGGCTGATGGAGGAGCACCCGGACCCGCGCGTGAACGCGCTGGTGGCCGCCCGGCTAGGGGTCAAGTCGACGATCGAAGAGACTCGCGCAGAGCGCTTCCTGCAGATGTCGAACCGTGGTGCGTTCCCCGTGCCCCTGCGGTACTACGGCGCTCACTCAGGCCGCTGGTCCGGGCAAGACAAGGTGAACCTCCAGAACCTGCCGGCGCGGGACCCGACCAAGAACACGCTCAAGCGCGCGATCAAGGCACCCCCGGGCCACGTCATCATCGACTGCGACTCCTCGCAGATCGAAGCGCGTACGCTCGCGTGGCTGGCGGGACAGATGGATCTCGTCGATGCGTTTGCAAACAAGCAGGACGTCTATCGGCTCATGGCTGCGCAGATCTATGGCGTGGCACCAGACCAAGTGGACAAGACGCAGCGGCAGGTGGGCAAGACCGTGATCCTCGGTGCAGGGTACGGCGTCGGGCATGCCAAGCTGCGGCTCTTCCTGAAGACGGGCGCGAAGGTAGAGGTGTCAGAGGAAGAAGCCAAGCGGATCATCGATACGTATCGGCGGACGTACTACCGCATCCCCGAGTTGTGGAAGCGCGCTGACACAGCGCTTGCCATGCTGGCTGCGCAGATGCCCATGCCAGTGGACGCCCAACAACTTGTGCACGTGGTACCCGGCAAGGGGCTGAGCCTGCCCAGCGGGCTTCATATTCAGTACCCCGACCTGCGACAGTTTGCAGACGAGGAAGGGCAGCTCCGGTGGCACTACACGTCACGAGGACGCATAGTGGCTGTCTACGGTGGGAAGTGCGTGGAGAACTTCACGCAGGCTGTTGCGCGGTGCGTGGTGGGCGAGCAGATGCTGCGCATCGCCAAGCGATACACGCCGGTGTTGACGGTGCACGATGCGGTGGCTTGCATCGCGCCGGAAGAGGAGGCCGAGGAGGCGCAGCGCTACGTGGAGGAGTGCATGTCGTGGCGCCCGCGATGGGCAGGGACCCTGCCGCTTGCTTGCGAGGCCGGTCGAGGCGCATCATACGGGGATTGCTAAATGCGAAACTCAAAATGCCACACTCCCATTCCTCCATCAAAGACTTCCAAGGCTGCAGCCGTCGATACCAACAAGTCCGAATCCTCAAGCGATTTAAGTCGGCGCCAACAGAAGCAACTATGTATGGCGAACGTGTCCATAAAGCGTTTGAATCTTTTTTCACTGGGGGCGGACTCCCTGCTGATCTCGAACGTCACCGAGGAGTTTTGGAGCACATCCGAGATATGACTGGAGAGCGTCACTGCGAACGGAAAATGGGGTTCACCAAAGACTTTCAACCCTGTGAGTTCTTCGCAAAAGACGTCTTCTTCCGTGGCATCCCCGATCTCCTCCTTGTCAACGGCCCGTCCGCATGGGTAGCAGACTGGAAGACCGGGAAGAGCAGCCGCTTCGCCGACACGTCGCAGCTCGAGTTGATGGCTGCGATGATCATGGTGCACTACCCCGAGGTGAAGAAGGTCAAGGGGATGCTGTTCTTCCTCGTGGCCGGCGACATCATTCGGGCGGAGTACACCCGAGAGCAGCTCCCCGAGATCCTGTCCAAGTGGACGGGCTACGCAGATCAGATCGATGGTATGAACCCCGATCAGCCGTGGCCGGCAAAGCCCAGCGGGCTCTGCAATTTTTGCCCGGTGTCGGAAGAGGTATGCGAACACAGGTGATATATGCCGCGCAATTACAAATCTGAATACGAGAACTACCAAGGTACGCCCGAGCAGATCCACAACCGAGCCATGCGGAACAAGGCACGTCGGGAGATGATCAAGGCCGGGCGCGTGAAGAAGGGCGATGGCATGGACGTCGACCACAAGAATCCGCTTAGCAAGGGCGGCAGCACGGGTGCGTCGAACCTGCGGGTCAAGCCCAAGTCTGCCAATCGCAGCTTTGCAAGAACGTCGTCAGGCGCAATGAAGAAGGCTTGACGCAGTAATCGGTTTCGGTATGATGGGGAGGCCCACGTTGGTTGCGGGGGCTCCTTCAGAAGTGGTTTAGCGCGGGGTCCCCTCCCCGCGCCTTTTTTGCCGAGGTACGGACCGTACCTTGGCGATTTTGCTTCATGGGTGCACATGCAAATCATCGAAAACAAGGCCCTGCTGCTGACCACACGCAAGGCCGATCAGATCGTTCGGCTCATCCCCAAGAGTCAACTCCTCGAGCGGCAAGGGGATCTTGGCAGGGTGCTGGTCAACTGGGGTTACGACGAGGCGCGGATCCTGCGCAACCTGCGCATCAAGGACGTGCCAAGCCCCATCCTCGGGCGGTACAAGTGGCCGGGCATCTTCAGCCCGTTCGAGCACCAGCGCACCACTGCAGCCTTCCTGACTTCGCATCCTCGAGCGTTCGTTCTGTCGGACCCGGGCACGGGCAAGACCAGCGCTGCTGCGTGGGCGGCGGACTACCTAATGACGATCGGCGTTATCAAGCGCGTTCTGATCGTATGCCCAGTGTCCATCATGGAGACAGCGTGGCTGTCTGACCTCTTCAAGACGGTGATGCACCGTACGGCGGCGCTCGCAGTGGGCACGCGCGCCAAGCGCGAAGCGGTGATCGCCGGGGGCTACGAGTTCGTCATCATCAACTACGACGGCGTGAAGGTGGTTCGCGACGCACTTGCCAACGGTGGATTCGATCTGATCATTGCTGACGAAGCCAACGCTGTGAAGTCGGTGACGACGGACCGGTGGCGCGCGCTTGCAGGGCTGATCACTGCGCACACACGCCTGTGGATGATGACGGGCACCCCGGCGGCACAGTCGCCTGTGGATGCCTACGGACTTGCCAAGCTCGTGAACCCGGCGGGGGTACCCAAGTTCTTCGGTGCGTTCCGCGACCGTGTGATGTACAAGGCCACGCAATTCAAATGGATCCCTCGAGCCAACGCCTCCGAGATCGTGCACAGCGTCCTGCAGCCTGCCATCCGGTTCTCCAAGGCGGAGTGCTTGGATCTCCCAGACATGCTGTACACAACGCGAGAGGTACCGCTGACCGCGCAGCAAGAGAAGTACTACGAGAAGATTCGCAAGTCGATGGTGGCGACGGCAGCGGGCGAGCGCATCACGGCGGTCAACGCAGCGGGCATGATCAACAAGCTCCTGCAGATCAGCCAAGGCGTGGCGTACACCGAGGATCGAGAGGTTGTTGAGTTCGACATGCGCAACCGCATGGATGAGCTGCTCGATGTCATCCGGGCTACGCCCAACAAGGTGATCGTCTTCGTGCCGTTCAAGCATGCGCTCGAGCGCGTGGAGCAGGAGCTGATCAAGGAGGGCATCTCGGTTGCCACCATCCACGGGGGTACCCCCGCTTCACACCGCGCCCAGAACATCAAGCGCTTCCAGACGGAAGATGACCCGCGAGTCATTATGCTGATCCCGCAGGCCGCCGCACACGGCATCACGCTCACCAAGGCGGACACCATTGTCTGGTGGGGGCCCATCGCTTCGGCTGAACTCTACATGCAGGGCAACGCCCGGGCGCACCGTGCAGGCCAGCGCAACCCGGTCACCGTGGTGCGCATCCAAGGCAGCCCAGTGGAGAAGCGGATCTACAACCTGCTCGATGGGAAGGTGGACCTCCATCAGGGCCTCGTCGAACTTTACGAACAGGAGATTGCTTGACATAGTTATTCGCCCCTGTATAATTCTAAGTCCAATATAAAAGAAGGAGCTGTCCCGTGGATGCTGACAAACTCGTCGCTGCATACATCAAGATGCGCGACGCAAAAGACGCCATCACGCGCGAGTACGATGCCAAGGTCAACGAGATCAAGGAGCAGATGGAGCTGGTCGAGCAAGCTCTGCTCGAGATCTGCAAGTCGACCGGGCAAGACGGCGGACGCACGACGTACGGCACGTTCAGCCGCAGCGTCAAGACGCGATACTGGACCAATGATTGGGACTCCATGTACCGCTTCATCAAAGAACACGACGCTATCCAGCTTCTGGAGCAGCGAGTGCACCAAGGCAATATGAAGCAGTTCTTGCAGGAGAACCCGGGCACCCTGCCTGAGGGTTTGAACGCAGACGCTCGTTATGCCATCACGGTCCGTCGGACCAGCAAGTAACCTAAGGAAATACTTCCATGTCTGAAATCACTCTGTTCAAGCAAGCCGGTGTCGCTATCCCTGACTACATTCGTGCCGATGACGACGACTTCACGCGCAAGATGGCCGGCAACCCCGGCGGCAAATCGATCAGCATCGAGGGCGGTGTCTGGCGCATGATCGTGGGCGGCGAGGAGATCGCCAAGAACGAAGACCGTGCCATGAACTTCGTGGTGGTCAACGGCTCGCCCAACGTGTCGCGGGTCTTCTACTCTGGTAAGTACGTCAAAGGCGAAGCGTCGTCGCCAGCCTGCTTCTCAGCAGATGGCAAGGCTCCGGACCCCACTGCCGTGAGCCCGCAAAGCTCCGCCTGCGCAACCTGCCCGCAGAACGTCGAAGGGTCGGGCGACGGTACGTCGCGCGCCTGCCGCTACTTCCAGCGCATTGCTGTCGCGCTCGAGGGCGATATCGGTGGCAACGTCTACCGCTTGCAGCTCCCGGCCAAGTCGATCTTTGGCAAGCCTGTCGGTGAGAAGATGCCGTTCCAAGCGTACGCACGGTTCCTTGCGGGCCACGGCGTGCCGATGAAGGGCGTTGTGACCGAGGCCCGCTTCGATACCTCGCAGTCCGTGCCGGTGCTGACCTTCCGCTCTGTGCGCCCGCTTACCCGGGATGAGTGGGAGTTGTCAGTACAGCAGGGCTCAACCCCTGACGCCCTGCAAGCGATTGAGACGAAGTTCGCTGCGCCCACCAAACGCGCTGCCGCCCCAGCAGCCCTACCCAACACCTTTACACCGGAAGCCACCGCGCACATGTCTGAGCCGACCAAGCGAGAGAGCAAGAAAGACGCTCCGCCTGCGCCGCCTAAAGACCTGAACTCGGTGCTCTCCGCATGGAGCTCTGACGATGGCGATGAATAAATCACGAGGGTACTCCCACAACCTCGTCAAGCTGATCGAGGGCGCTGATCAACAGTCGATCGGCGTGCAGCTAGGTCGTATGTGCATCGAGAATGACATCCCGGTGCGCGAGATAGCTACGGCTCTCAACGTGTCACGTATGACGGTGTACCACTGGTTCGCGGGTCGATTCACTCCGCGCCAAGAGTACGTGACGCGGATCGAGCAGTTGCTTGAAGACCGGCGGCGCTCGGCAGTATAGTTGTCCCCCCGGGGCTAGAGAGGCTTCTCTGACGCAGCGGACCACGGCCCGCTGCCCCGGGTTTTTACCGTGTGCTCAACCGCGTGGGGCAATGTGACTACACAATTCTACGAGGCGGTACTACCGCCCACTGGGAACTACTGCGCTGTCGGCATCATCAACAAGCGTGTGGTGCATAGTTTCCATACAACGTTCAGTGAACTACTTCAGAGGGGGGAGGAGCTAAGCAATGAGGGGCTAAATGCCTACTTTGCGCTGGCTACCTTCGAGAAGCCGGAGGATGGGCGGAAAGCAACCAATGCGGTAGAACTTCAAGCGCTATTTCTTGATATCGACTGTGGGTATAACAAACCCTACCCCGATAAAATAGCGGGCAGCCAAGCACTGCGGGAGTTCGTCGATCGTCGAGGTTTGCCAGAACCTGTTCTGGTGGATTCCGGTCGGGGCCTGCACGTGTACTGGCCGTTGAAGGCGCCTCTGTCCGCCGCCGACTGGCGGAACTACGGCTCGCGCCTGAAGCAGACTTGCATCAACGACAAGTTCGCGATTGACATAGCAGTGCCGACCGATGCCGCGCGTGTGTTGCGGATGCCGGATACGAAGAACTTCAAGTCGAGCCCGCCATCGCCTGTCATGTTGATGACGGAGGTGCAGCGGTACGACATTGAGGATGTGGTCAAAGGGCTGGACGACGGCCCCGCCGTCACGATGGATCTGCGCGCGGCTCGCGAATACGGGCTCGATGAGATGACGCGCAAAATGGCCGGAGGGAACTTCCCCCCGACCTCGTTTGCACGATTGGCTTCACGTAGTTTGAAAGGAGATGCTGGGTGTCGACAGATCGCACACGCGCTGATGAATGCAGAAACGCTGGACGAACCGCTCTGGCGGGCGGCACTTTCGATTGCGTGGCGCTGCACAGACGCAGAGACCGCAATACACAAGCTGTCCTCACCACATCCCGAATATACCTCGGAGTTAACGATCCAAAAGGCGGAGAACACTCGGGGCCCAATGACCTGTGCATGGTACCGCCAAAACTACCCGCAATATTGCGAAGGCTGCCCCCACTCGATAACAAGCCCGATACAGCTCGGTCGGAAGATTGAAGCCGCCCCCGTTGAGGAGGGCGTAACGGTTGTCCCCACAGCGCCCGTACCGCAGATACCTGCGTATCCGTTTCCGTACTTTCGCCCCGCCACGGGCGGCGTGTACCGCAAGGAGAAGGATAAGGACAACAACCCGACCGAGGTCAAGGTGTATGCATACGATCTGTATGCCACTGCACGGTACTACGATTCGGATGAGAACGGCGATGGTGACGGCGAGCTGGTCAGTATCTGCATCACGAGCCCACAGGACGGCGTCCGCCGCCTGACGGTGCCCACCACCACACTGCTATCGAAGGAGAAGGCTCGCGAGCTTCTCGTCAAACACGGTGTGGTTGCGCTCAATAAACAGTTGGAAGACATCATGGCGTACTTTGCATCAACGATTCGAGACTTGCAGCGTAAGAGCCCCGCTACGCGCATGCACAACCAGATGGGGTGGACGGCAGACCTCGATGGGTTCGTAGTGGGCGAGACCGAGTACACACTGCACGGGCCCAAGTTCACACCCGCATCACTCGCTACGCGCAGCATCACGCCGTACCTAGCCAGTAAGGGATCGCTCGAGAACTGGCGGTCGGTCGTTGACTTTTATGCGCAGCCGGGCATGGAGGCCCATGCGCTTGCGGTGTTCTTCGGGTTTGGCGCAGTCCTACTCAAGTTAGTAGGCGGCCTCGAGGTGCAGGGTGCCACAGTTAACCTGATGTCTAACCGATCTGGCACTGGTAAAACGACTGCACAGATGGTCGTAAACAGCATCTTCGGCCACCCCAACGCACTCCTCATGCGGAAGAACGACACGATCGCATCGAAGATGCAGTGGCTGGGCATGCTGAACACGATCCCTGCCACGATGGACGAGGTGACCAACCTAACCGATGAGCAGTTATCGGATCTGATCTACGACATTCCGCAGGGCCGTGGGCGCAACCGTATGGAAGCGCAGGTCAACAAGCTCCGGGTCAACAAGACGTCATGGAGCACGTTCCTCATCACCTCGAGCAACTCCTCGCTCTACGACAAACTGTCATCACATAAGGCCACCGCCGATGGCGAACTGCGTCGGTTGATTGAGTTACGCATCACGCGCCCGCTCAACATCACCAAGGCTGAATCTGATGCGGTGTTCGGCAAGCTTCAGCACAACTACGGACTGGCAGGCCCCATCTTCGTCAACTACGTTCTTGCCAACAAGGACAGGCTGCGTACCTTTACGCTAGGCGTTCAGTCTCAGCTCGATCGACTCCTCAACAACCAGCAGCAGGACCGCTACTACTCGATCATCGGCGCATGCGCCATTGCAGCAGGACACATCACAAGAGAAATCTCCCTGCATAACATCCCGGTCGACCCCGTCATCACGTATCTGGTCAACACGCTGAACAACATCCAGATCGACGTGCTGCAGCCCGCAGCCGACTCGAAGGGCATCGCAGTGGAAGCGCTGAGTTCATTCATCGGTGAGAACCTGCACAACGCTTTGGTTGTGAACGGCAACCGTGTGGGCACCAACGCGCCGATCGCGCGCTTCCTGCCGCGTGGCCCGTTGCGGTTCCGATTCGAGCCAGACACTGGCTTCGTGTGGATCCCGGTGGGGCCGTTCAAGGAGTACCTGACCGCACGGCAGATCGATGTGCGGGCAACCTTGAGCGAGCTTGCGCATCTAGGCTACGCTACTTCGGCGTCCTCCTGCATGAAGCGTATCGCGGCTGGTGCGCTTGAAGGGTTGGATGCGTCCGCAGTGCGCTGCTACCAGTTTGTAGCGTCGACGTTAGGAATTGATGCTGATGCTTTCAAGACCGCTAGTCCCAGCGAGGGCGATAGCACCCCTGCCGGATGAGCTGCGGTTCATCTACATCTACGGGATAAATTACTACATCCCGTGGGAGGCAATGCCCCCGGGCAGCTCAGTGTTCCTGAAGACGACCGCTGATGCAGCAGAGATCAAGAGCCAGCTTGCCCGGGCCAACAACTACTTCGGCTGCCAGTTCGTTGCACACAACCGCTGTGAGTACGGCTATTACGGCATCCGAATCTGGCGGCTACGTTAGAGCTTCAAGTAGTTGCGCACGTCCCGGGTCCACTCGAACATCTGCTGCTCGTAGCGCTTGATCTCTTCCATCTGCTGCGCCCGTTCTTTCTGGGTCAGGGACTGCGCAGCGTCAGAGCTACTCAGCCAGTTGCGATAGGCACGGGTCCGCTCGATCTCTTTCAGCGTGCTGTTGACCGCCTTGTAGAGCATGAGCTTGTCGGCGTTCTTCTCGGCGAAGTCCGCAGCGCGACCAAGATCCTCTTTCATCAGACTGTTCAGCGTGTTCTGCGTCTGCACAACCTTCTCGCGAAGATCGTAGAACTCGCTTGCGCGGCGCGTCCCCACCGGGTCATACGTGAACGCAGTCAGCCCCACCATCTGATGCAAGGGACGGTCAATCCGATCCGGGTTCAGCATAGCGTCCGTTGTTGCGAACAGCAGCCCTGCCGTCGTGCCAAGATACCCTTGCAGGAAGTTGTCAATCTTGATTGGTGAGACTTGCACGCCGGTCGTATCCGCAGTGAAGCGCGCGATGTTCTTCGACAACTCAGAGGTGCGAGACGTCGTACGTTCGCTGGGTAGCAGTCCAGCTTGGTAGGTACCCTCAAGCGCCCGACCGCTAAGGAACGAGTAGTTGGTGATGTTCTCGAGGAGCGGTTTGAAAGACGCCGGCATGTAGCCCCGTCCAGAGTACTCGTCGAACGCTGCCTTGAACCACGAGATGACGGCCTCGGCGGCAACAGCTTCGTCCGGTGTGCCTTGCTTGCGCATGGCTTCCAGCACGCGCTCGGGCAGCGCTTTGAAGATCATGCCCAGTTCGCCCGGTACGGGGATGCCGAAGCCGTCGCCGATGACCCACGTTTTGTCCCGCTCACGCAGGTCCATGTTCTCGTATTCATCGTCGCCTGCTTTCGCAAGCGAATAGAGCACTGCCACCGAGGTAACGTAGGCAGCGGAGGTATAGAACTGTTTGAGTGCCGCGCCGCGCTCTTGCCCTGAGGGAGCATCCTTACCCGTGAGGCTACGATACAGCACATCCATACCTTGGATGTATGCGTTGTAGAAGGGGATCACCTGCGTCAGCATGTGCACGATGCCAAGCTGATCGCCCATGCCGTACCGACGGAAGTTGATGATCTCCCGCGCCCGGTGAAGCGCCAGTAGCTGGTCGCCGCCTTCGTAGAGAGTTTGCTCGTAGATCGCACGGCGCAGCGCAAAGTCAGAGGCCCGAGCGATGTCGCTCATGCGGTGTACGAACTCACCGACCACTCCACCTCGGCGGGGCTTGGCGCCCATGCTCCGCAGGAACGAATCAGCAGCTTCGTCCGTACGGAAGTCAAAGTCGCCTGCGACGCCGTACTCACCAAGCTCGTGCGTGATCTGCGGCAACGTGCCAAGCGCTGCGGCTTTGGAATACTCCGTGAAGTTCGCAAGCGTCCGTGCAGTCAGCATGGCGGCGTCTTTAACGCCCGAGTACATGATCGCGCGCTGGATATCCTGTGGGACCTGCGTTGCCGTAAAGGTCGGCACCGCCGTGATGGCTGTGCGCAGCACTTGCGAGAACTGGCTCATTACGTTAAAGAGCCCCGGCAGCGGTGCGATCTGGATATTAAACGCAGCAGCATGGTACGCAGAGGGCGTCTCGAAGTAGACCTCGTTGCCCTTGGAGTACGCCTTTACTACGCGCTGCTTGTTGTTGGAGTTGACCTGTGCGGCACCGCCCGGCAGGAACCGAGCTTGCCCGACCTTCTCCAACTCGCGAAGCGTACGGATGGTGGCATCGGCCTGCACGACCTGACGCACGCCCCATCCCATCCAGTTGAAGTAGTTGTCGAGTGCGTTCTTGACGGGCCGATCGATCAGCGGTGCGTCCACAAGCTGGGGGTTAGCCTTACCCACTTGCGCGATACCGCGCCCCAGCCTCCGGCCTGACCGGAAGTAGGAGTCGAGATCGTTTACACCTTCGCGGTCGAACGGAATGTACGCAGTGGCAGTCTTCCAATCGTCGGCCATCTCTTGCGGGATGCGCCCCACCTTCACCATGTTGTCGATCAGATCGAAGCGCGCGTCGTCAAGGATCTTCCGCAGAGTGCGGTGGAACGTCGGGTCAGCCGAGTAGATCCCGTAGTACTTGTTGATATCGGCATCCGACATTGAGACGGGGAACTCGCGACCCTTAGCCATCGAAGCGTTGAGGTCCTTAAACTCTTTCTGCCGCGCGGACTCCATGATCTTGCCCGCTTCGTCGTATGCCTTTTGGAACGACATGTTCTGCGAATCAGCCCATGTTCGGACGATGTTTATCACCTCCGCTGGAGGCTGCAGATTGGGCTTCGCCACAGCACGCCAGAGGCCCGTCGCCTTATCCTTGGCAAGCGACCCCAAGCGCAGGTATGCAGGGATGAGCTGGTCAGACGCTTCAGCTTGGCGATACAGAGGCTCTAGGCTGGCCTGCCCCAGCGCGTTGCGCACGGCACCGTTGAAGTTTTTGGAGATTGCCTCAAGCGCAGTGGCACCCTTGTCCGCTACGCGTGTGCGGAACTTCGTGATGAAGTCGGTGGCGGTTTGAGCCATCTGCAGGCTGGGGCCGCCCGCTGGAAATGCTCCGTCGTAGGCCGCCGTTTCGACTACTGTGGCTGGGGCTTCTGGTTCTGCCGCTCTTGATGGCGCAGCTTGGCTAGGAACTCCGGCAGGGACGCGGACCGGTCTAGCACGTTTAGTGCCCTTCCCAGTGCCGCCGGGTACGCTGGGTCGCCCTCCTCTTGGTCCGCCAGCAGTTTCAATTGCGACACGAGGGCCTTCATCTCGGACTTGCTCGTAGCTAGAGTCTTTGAAGCGGTTTCCAATAGGCTCGAAATTTCCATCGGTAAATTCCTTTGCAAGGAAATCAAAGATGTCTTTGTTGTCCTTGATGTGTTTGACAAAGTACTTCTTCAGCGCAAACATGTCAAACGCATCAGAGGTCTCGAGTAAGGTCATTATCTTCTGCATTTCCGACGCAAAGTCGGCCCCATGATTTCGCTCTTTGAAATGCGCCAACTCGTGCTGCATGGTCACTAGCATAGAGACCGCGACCTCAGCCGGATTTCCGCGAAGCTTGGCATACGAAGGGTTGATGAACATGCCCTTGAACGGCACACGGATGTTGACGCCGACGTACTCCCGGTCGAGGCTTACACCAATACCCTCGTCGTCCAGCGATGCATAGTCAGAAGACGCCCGTGCAAGTGCGTCTCGCAGCCGCTTAAACGTTTCGCCTACCCCGTAGAAGTATTGGTTAACGCGCTTCGCCCCAAACTGATCAACTGCTGCTGCGTAAAGCGTTTTCCCGGTATCGGGATTCTGCATGTTGTTGTGCAGAATGACCTTGTTGGGATCGATAGAGCTTTGAGGGATCGTAAGCGCATTTATATCAATACTAGCGTTTTTGAGGTCGTCCTTTGTGATCTCTGGCGTCGCCTTGCCGTTGATGTAGAGGACGCCGTCTTTTACCTCAACCTTATCTTTTGGGTTGATCTTGGGCAGGGTCGCAGTGGTAGCGGGTATTTCAGGTCGAATGTCTTCTTCCGCTGTGGTTGTCCCATTTTCGTTGATATATTGGATTAGCCCAAACCCCGTGCTTTCATCAGTCAACTGCTCTTGCCCGTATAGCACAGTGAGATAGCGCTGGATCTGCTCCATATCTTTCTCCGCCGAGGGGCTAAATCTTTGGCGGTTAAGATCAAATGGATATCCGGGGTGTTCAGGGGGCACCGATGCGGAGACATCTAGATAAATTTGCCGCCGCATAGCCGTACGGGTAGCAGGATCTTCTAAACGCTGACTAAACTGCCATAGCCCATTAGATGAAACATAAAGATTTCTCCAAATGTATTCGTCTTTTGGTATTGGGTTTGACACGTATATCCGCGCTGTACCCCATGCAAACTTTACATTTGCAAGGGGGGTGTATTTATCTATCGGAAAATTTGCCCCAATAGGCTGTGTATCTACAAAACTATTATATCGTAAATCCTGAGTAGTGACATCCACATTGGCAAACAAAGGACTACGCAGTAATGAATCATCTTCCTCAAGCTGATAAGTGGTGAATTTAATAGGTAGCGTGTCGCCCGTACTTTCGTCTACGTAGGTCTCAGGGATGGTTACCGTAACGCTTGTGCCGTGCCCATCTGGGAACAGCGTATTGGTAGCTTGTTCAATCTCAATAGGATTATTTGTAACTTCAATTGTCGGTGGCGGGACCGTACCATCAAGCGCAGAAAAGAGGTCCGGACCAGTGGTTGTCATTTGTGCAAGCCGCCCGTCCCTCAGCGATACAACCTCCAGTTGTTTATTCCCAAACAAGAATTGCATTTTGGCGATGCCAAAGCCCCCGGACGCACGTTCCGTACCCTTCTTTGTACCTGCTATTTCCAAGAATTCTTTGCCCATTACGGAAGCGGGCATACCGGCACCGTTGTCGATAATTTGGATCGTACGCTTATCTTGGTTGTACCGAATTTGAATCCGTCCTTTTGCAATATCGCCAGACTCCAACGCTTCTTTGACCGCGTCAAAGGCATTCTGGAACAGCTCTTTCTGCGTCACAGCAGGCATCGTTTCCGGGCTGCCGTACAGCTTCGGGCCAAGGAGTTTGGCAAGGCGCGCCGTATTGGCCCCTACTTTAGCTTCGACTGTTTCCAGAGAACGAAGCGGAGACCCACGATTGATTTCATCGTCCTGCGCAATACGCAAAGCTGTTTCTGGAGTTAGGTCCCCCGTACGATTCAGCCGGCGAGTTTTTTGTTTGGACTCTGTGGATAGCGAGCCGTATTCCGGCAGTTCATCAATTTTGCGGCGTATGCTTGTCCACTGTTGCGCAGCTTCAAGATCTTCTTGCAGTTCACGTTCCGATCGCTCATCGCGAGGAGGAGGAGG